CGGCATCTCTACCTGATCAAAAATCAATTCAGATTCGAGAAGATCCGTTGCTGCTAAAGCATCACCATCACAAGTGGTCGTTGGCCACTCTATTGTTAGCTGATGCGGCTTGGCTGACGCTTCTGAGCTAAAGATAAACAGCCCAATTGCTATAATAATAGCAACAACAATTAGCACTGTGCTTTTGTTTTCTTTCGCTTTCTTAAAAGCACCACTAAACCCACCACCATTCTTTTCTTCAGGTAAATTAACCATTTTCATTCTCCACATTCTCGATCATCTGGGCGAATTTAAATACTGATCATCAGGATCAGAGGCCAATGCGCCTTGTAATTCCCGGATGTCCTTTTTCAACTCCAGCACATATCCTCGTTCATCAGACATCTGCTGTTGTTCAATGTAATCTTTGAAGTCCTCACTAGCAACATGTAAGTGATCCAGCGTCAATGCCCCACCACCAATTGTACCTACAGCGACAACTGAAGCTGCTATTTTAGTTAATGCAATCATGATCCATTCCTCACGTAAGGTGGTGGTGATTTACCGTTGGCTGTTTTCCCCATCCATCGGACATAATGAGTTAATTCAGCAATAGTGTGCCGGAGTTCCTTAGTGGCCAACATTGATTCTCGATGCATCTCCGTTTCATCGTCCATATGCTTAATTAATAATTTATTTGTTGTTTCAGTTCCGAAACCATGCTTGTCCGGGTCTAGGTGCATGTCATGCGTTCTCTTAGCCACGTAATGTAACCTCCAGAAAAATAAAACAGTTGGAATAATAACACCAGCGACAACACCAAATATTGCCCCAACGGTAAAGTGATCCATCACGTTATCCACCACCATCATAACCCTCCAACATTTCAACTAGGTTTGTTATTGCTTGTTCCCGGTTGTCTGTTATCAGGTCTGACCGATGTACAAACTCTGGCTCGATAATAACCGCCACACAGCGAGTCTTAGCAAGGAAAAAATCAGCACCCCGGGATGGATCCATTCTGTACCAGCCCTCTTTCACACCGCGATCCGGGGGATACACTTTCATTAATACTGACTGACACATCTCTGCCAATGCCTCACCCTTTTCACTCCCGGGGTAGTACAGGGACTCACACCCGCGACCGATGTTGTTGCCCTCACCATCTAAGGCGGCGTTAAAGTGTATTTCAATCGCTACATCACCGTTAAGTATCCGCTCGTTAATGAAATCCACCTTAGTTCGCAGCACTCCGGTAGGAACCCGGATAGACCCATCCAGCAATTCAACGATATTATCAGCCCAAACCACTGCCTCATCATGCTCGATAAAGCGTTCATATTTTGCTCCCGGGGCTGATGGGTAGTGTCCTGCGCTAATGAATATCAAAATGTTTTCTCCGCTTGCAATATGTACGTTGCACTATCTTCAGTTGTATCACCGCCATCTCTGCTAATAGATATAACAAATTCCCAAGTATTCGTGCCTCCAGCAAAATGCGCTATCAGCGACCATTCTCTATCAGCATCCATCTCTAACCAAGTGTCCATCGTCCCTGTTCTATCAGCTGGGTTGCCAGAATATGATGTTTCAACAGCTTTGATATGGAACGTGTTTAATGTAGCAGCAATGTTCGGGATGACCCAATCTGTCGCCGCGTCAATTTGGAAGTATTCAATGTCAACTTGCCAAGCGTCAACAGTGCCATCCATATTGAATCTAAACTTAACAGTGGTATTGACACTATCACTATCGGAGTTGGTGTGCCCATCCAGATTAACAACGCCTTCACCAAGATCAACATCGTCAGTAACAACAATTGTTTCACCCAATATTCTGCTGACGTCACCACCTGGGCCAGGGATTTCAATAGCAGTTTCATCCGGGATAATCTTAGCAGTCAAAGACCATTGCGTTATTTCATGGTATGTTGCCGTTCCGCTTGCTACTGGGTGTGTTGCCATGAACGTCGCTTGGATTGTATCTAGGGTATTCACCTGCGTCGGGAATATGCCCTTAAAGGTATACATTCCGCCAGCACTATTAACTGGGAATGTTTTTTCCTTACCAAAACCAAATAACGTTTCGCCACGCTTTACTCGCCATCGGAACCGGATCATGTCGTCTGGGCCAGCTGTTGAATGACCAATCACCGTTTCCAAAGTCACGTCAACTTTAATCGGGTTGTTGCCGCCAGCATGGACATCAGCCCCGTCAATTATAGCAGCCAGCGCCCACCCTGAGCTTTGGTTTGGTATGGCAATGACCTGAGTGCTTTCAACATTAACAACATGTGTCGCAGTATTAACATTCGCAAAGACATTAGTGTAATCAGAGTCAGGATAAAAATCACTCAATTCACCGTAGACGTTTTCAGCCTTTGCCCAGAAATAATGAACAGACCCGGAGCGCACTGGATAAAAGTAATTGTTCTTGGAAATATTTGCTATCTCCACTGCTTGATCACGGCTGTTACTAATAGCATTGCCGTATATTTTTATAGTGTCGTACAACCGGGCAGCAGGTGGCCTTACCCAAATATCGAACCCTTCCAATCGACTCACCACTGTCATACTGCTTGGTGGTGGCACGCCCGGGTCATTGATAGTGTAAACACCACGGCTGAATGTTGGATACTCGTTACTAGCCACATCAATATAGTTATTGATGTTGTCTTCACGCAATAACAGGTCAATGCCTTCAGCATCCTTAAGATTAAAGCGTTCAACCCGGAACACTTTATCAGTCCATGATAGCTTATTGCTGCTGACCATGATCGTGCCGCCAATCTGCGAAGGCAATGTTTTATAATTGCTCGGGAATACAGCAGTGATCTCGGTATCGGACTGATCTAATACGCCAGCAGCCAACCGTTGCGCCATGTACACATCCTTGGTCATGTGTAAGGATATTTCTTTGGTTAATTCCTGGTCATTGTCCCGGGACACATACTCACTGCTAGTGAATGCTGGAAACTCGTTACTCAACCACAGCCGGTCTTTATCAACAAATATGCCCCGGACAGTGTTGTAGCGTGCTTTCTCCTCGGGATGTAGGTTGACCCGGAAGTCACCGCGCAAGTCATCTTCAGTGAATTGAAGAGTTGGTGTCTCGTACCCCCACGCTCGCACTCGCCATACGCCATTTTGTTTCGCAGCATTGCCGTTCATCGAGGACAAGATGCGTTTGATATTTTCTTTGTATGTCTCCCCGGTTGTTAAAGTGCCATTACACCGGAACCGTTTATCAGTTCCAACCGGGGTGTAAACAATTCCATCACAAATGTTAGCAGCACTCGCTACCCATCCATAATCAAGCTTGGACGTAGCCTCACCAAACCCAAGGTTAGAATCAATCATATAATCAGCCCAACACAATGCCGGGTTATCTGACCACTCCCATGAAAGGCTATCTGCTAAAGTATGTGGGCCAGTGCCGAAAGATTGTGTGCTATCGCTACGTGGGTCATAAACCTTTTTGCCCTTGACTATTCCGCGCACAGCATTAGGCACCCCGCCAGACCAAACTTGTGCCTGTTCAAGAATGTAATCAAACCTGGATATGTAATAAGCCTGATCAGCACCAACGAAAGCACTGTTGATTTGAAGGTATGAAAATGTGTTTGTTATTTCTGGGGGTGCTTCCTGTCCTGCTGCGCCTAGATACTTATAGAAAAAAGCAACGGGAGCTTCAGCCTCACCAACATCATTGCTAGTAATGCCCCGGAAATCCCCGGAGCTAACTTTACCAGTGCCAAGCCAATCAATAGACGCAAACGGGATCTCAATATCATTGATCCACATATCAGTGATGTCTTCGATCTCATGTCCAGCTACCACCACGCCTTGATATAGTTTCTCTTTCCAAATACCATCAGTATTTAAGAACCAAATAACACCACCCGCCAAAGTCTCCCCGTAAATTATGCGTTGGTGTTCTGTTGTGCCCCGGGAATTTACTGTTAAGGAATTGAGACTTTTCTTTTCATCTTTGGTTAGCGATTCTGAAATCTTGTTGACAATAGCGCCAATAGCAACGTTTATTGCAAATTTGACAACAAACTGAGTCATTGCTCCCTGTGTCCCTAACCATGTCCAAAAAGCTGGTGGCATTAGCTAAGTCTCCAACCTTGCCGGCACTTATTTAACGGAATCTTAATAACAGTTTTGCCTTTAAATATCCCATTCCCTTTAAATACAAATCCAACGGCAACATTATCAGACGCCACTTCAGCAGTAACAATATCACCATCCCAACAAGTAGTTGGATCAACCGAGTAACCAAACATCCCGGTTATCAATGCCTCAATGCCTTTAAACTTTTGCATATAGGCTCTAGCCTCTTTCTCGTTCTTATAAACAGCATGAACCTTTAAGTAATCATTACCATGCCATTCCTTTACGAGTTTGGCTGTAAATATGTAGCAATCACTCTTGCCATACTTAAATGGCTCATCAGTCAACTTGTTAAGGAGTTTGTTCATTTTAGATAATTTCATTCCTAAATTCCCGCGTTTTCTTCATAAGGATTAACTGGTGAACTACCAAGATTACTCCATGGACGTTCACCGAGCGGTACTGGATCACCACCCCATCGCGGCTGCGCCAGATCCATCTCAGGAAGCAAACTAAAGAACCTGTCCCCGGGATGGTCACGTTGGTGATCTTCAATCGTCCACCGCTTGTTGTTTTTCCGGTTCAACCGGGCAGAGGTGGTTTGTACCTTAACAGATACGGAATTCTCATCCCCAATAGAGATAGATGCCATGTCCATATACCCATCAGACCACAACGTTGGAGTCCCGGCTAAAATGCCATTCTGATCTATCGAGCCAATATAGATATTAACATCACGACCGTAGATGTCCTCAGTGGAAATGGCGTTGAGTATATCCACATCGACCGAGGACAACATCAACTTTATTGGTTGGTCAACCAGATCCATTGTTTCATCAAGGCCAGAGATCCCGCCAAAACCACCGACCCCCAAATAATCATTACCACCGAATGAATACGTACCGATAGAATTGTGCGTGTATATTGTCCCGGAGGGAAACGCCAAACTGACAAAGATCACATAGCCAAACTCTGGACTCTGGGCGCCAGCTTTAAGGTCAGCGTCTAATGTTCGTTCGCTCATACTGTCAGATCCTCGATAACATCAAACACAATATCAGTCAATTTCAAAGGCTTTTCAATGTACTGGATAGTATTGTTAACCAATCGACAAGTCATCTCTGGGTTGTTAAAGATGACAGCATTGTGCATTGTCTCACCAAGAAAATTTGTAGCAGCATTCTTCGCCACTAACAAGGGTTCCGGGGCATTACGTATAGGTGGATCAAACTCTAGCACTCCCCATCCCTCACGGTGCGATTTCAGATCAGCAGTTAATCGTTTGAACTCGCTCCTTTCATATAAGTTATTGGCGGTGTCGTGATAACGGTTGATCAACTCAAATCGAGTTCCAGCCCTAGCAATAATGGTAGAAGCATCCAGTCCCTCAACGTATAACCGGGAGCCTGTTTGCCAACCTGATCCTACAACAATCGTGTCGGTGGTTGGTACATAATGTCCGGCAAAGGGATGTTTCCGAAGTTGCGCACCAAAAATTTCTACTCCATCCGAACCGTTGCCGGTAAATACAACAGAACTCCCACTCGTCATATATATTACTGGCCTCACTTGGTTCTCGCTATTAACAACACAAGTGAGTTGACAACGATACCATGATGATCCAACATCAAATATTTTGGCGCGTCCACGCGTATAAGTCCCATATTCTGTTATAGCTGTTACTGTTCCAGAATTAAGGTAAAAATCTGCCGATACACCATCAGTTGTTCCGCCATCATCAAGTCGCAAGCGAATATTTTTATCTGCAGCAGCAGCCTTTGCAAATATGCTTACTGTATAAATATCCTCTGTCATTGTTTTTGTTATTCCGTGAAGAATGTAGTGGAATGTGTTTACACTCGTATCAGTAAACCACCTCCATCCACCACTTGTAACGCCAGTGGGGGATGTATGGTAGCCAGACGCCACACTAGCATTAACTAATGCATTCCAATCAGCATGATCAAACTCATTGCTATATGTTACAAGGTTCTCAGAATTACTAACCAATGCTGCCCGGGACAATACGAGGTCATGCATGCGGAATTGGTCACCAATCCTATTGGTGGCAGTAGTATATTGCGTATAAAGACCAGCAACACTCATTGAACCAATATCTGTGAAAAATGGGGCGCTAATTTGGCTTGAGCTATTGACTTGTTGTGAAAGCATTATGTCGTAATTTGACCCGGCGTTAAACCTTATTGTCATTGGATCTTTATTAAATACTTTGGCACGAATTAATTGTGCATGGCCAGCGGTGACCGTCCAAACATTTGATTTATACATGTTGAATGTTGAAGCTAAACTTCTGTATTCAGCTACTACGCCGCCGCCATTCAACAAAGTTTTAGTCATCACCGTAGTATGTGAAAAATAATTTAAATCTGCTTGATTTTTTAAATAACCCTTGCCACCAAAAATATCAAGCCAGTCCGAAGCAGATCCAGCAACCCCATAATTGCCGAAGTCCGGGAGCCGGAAGGTGTTAATCGACCCTTTACACTTCATTAAGAAAGCCTGTACGATGTCGCGCTCGCTATCCGACAGGTCTTTGTACTCAATAGTATGGCGCCAGTACGCATGCCCCCGGGTTGTTACTTGTTGAATGCCGGTGGCTGGCGACCGGAACAATTCATCACTACGCTCCAGCATCGAGGTCTGCCGGTCTGGCGTTATCTGATTTGGATAAGGTATCAGGCTCATATTGGCATGACTCCTGTCTCGGTATACCGTTGCATGATGGCCATTAGGTTCCTGTCCCTAGCTTCTAAGATTGCCGGGAGCCTTGCTATTAACCCCGGGTCAGCACCCCGAGCGTCAATGTTCGTTATGAATTGAGCGCCTTTAGCGGCTGAATTCCCTACAGCTGAATTGGGCGTAACTCTCCCGGCTCCTGATGGGGTGAATATCTCTGGGCCACGCTCACCCACCAACATTGGTTGCCCACCAAGCGTCGTGCCACCACCAGCAAATCTAGGAACCCCGGGTGTGGGATAGGAAGGCGCAACAGATGGGGTTGCGGTGGCTGGGGTTGCTGGGGCTGGGGTTGCGGTGATGCCTTGAATCAGCGTTGACCAAAACCCGCCATCGTTTTTAGTCATAGCTTCTAGGGCTTGGAATGCTAGGACTTCAGCGATCATTCGGCGGATAACATTAAGAAACCCAATCAATAGACCTTTCAGGCCATCCTCAAATGGATCAAAGAAAAACTCAGCAAAAGCATTTTGCATATTTTTTGCTGCTTGTTCTGCTGTGTCTTCCATAAAGTCTGTTTGATTCTTTAGCAACTCCATTAAGCGGAATAATTCTTGTGCGTTCTCAATCATCTGATCAATTTGCTTATCCGATGCTTGTGTTGAAAGTTCTTGTAATTTTAAATAAACAAAACGTTGCTCATTCGTCATTCTTATAAGTCGCAGTTCTTCTTCTAATGCTTCAATGACTGCTGAATCACTGGCTGCGTCTTTTAATACTTTCAATCCTGCTGCTAGTGACTCAGCATCATAACCCAGTTGCTTATTCCCGGAGGCTGCTGCGAATGCTCTTATTTTAACTAATTGTAGCGCATCAGCATACTCAATACTTCCATCAGCAGCCATTAGCATCGCTTGGCTTTGCTGAACCAAACTGTCTCGTATTTTTTGAAGTTGATTCAAAGCTGATTTTCTAGCATCCCTTACATGTCTTTCTTCTGGTGTTTCCCCTTCTGGGACTCCTGATAGATCAAACTTAGCTGATTCTGATATTTCACCAAAAATAGCTTTAATACGAATGACAAAATTTTCCATTCTATCAGTCATTCCATCAACGCTAGATTCCCAACTTTGAGAGGTTTCATCAATAGTATCATCTAATGCTAATCGAAGTCCTTTCAAAAGCGCATCTGTATCTTGATACTGACCGCCTTCACCACCTTCAGTAGTTGCGATCTCAACCATTCTTGAAACAGCATTTTGAACAAGATCCATCGGTGAAGCAGCTATTGATAGCGCATCACGAATTGAACCAAGAGCAAAAGCAACTGATAATAAGGAAACTGCTAAAACCTGCGTTGACGTACTTATTTCATCTATCTGCTCTTTACTTAAATCATCAGTAAGTGCTACCCCAAGTATCACAACCTGATTCGCAACATCAATCAACGTAGCAGCAAGTGTTTGCGACACACCAAGAAACTGATCAATATTACCAATCGCAATCATCGTTGCTGATTCTAGTAGGGTGAAACCTTGCGACAATAATGGTTGTAATTGAGCAAATTCTCTAGCAATAGCTGGAGCAGCCTTACGCAATGACTCAAGAACCTTAGTAGCACTCAGAGTACCAGCCTCACCCATCTCTCGGAGTTGACCAATACCAACGCCCATGCCTTCCGCGATAGCCTGCGCCAAGCGTGGCATTTGTTCTAGTACAGACCGAAGCTCATCACCACTCAACCGGGAACTAGCAAGAGCCTGTCCGAACTGAATAACACCTGCCGCAGCTTCTTGGGCTGTGGAGCCGGAGATGGTTATGGACTTGGATACTGTTTCAGTGAAGTCAATTAATTCTTGTTGACTTAGACCTAGATCACGAGATGACCGGGCTACACGAGCGTACAGGTCAGCAGTGGATGAGAATGATGTCCTAGCATCAAAAGAAACCCTAACCAATTCATCAGTAACTGCTTTTAATTCTTCCGTGCCACTCGTTACTAGCTTCAATCGGTTCTGTAACAGCCTATAGGTATCAGCTTGTTGAGCAATTTTGGATATTCCAAAACCACCAGCAACAACTGCGCCTAAAGACTTAAGGGAGCCACCGAGAGTTCCAACGTTCTTATTGATGCGTTGTAGGGCATGGCTGGCATCATCTTTAACACCAACAGAAAATTGGATCTTATTTTTTCTAGCCATCAGCCAAAGACCTCATCCATTCAGACAACAGTATCTTTAATATGTCCACAACGCATTGCTCCTGTTCAATCAAAGGCTTCCCATCAGGCCAACCGTGAAAAGCATAGCCACCCATCCCTTGCATCGTGTAAGTCTCCTCCATTAGACTTATCCAAGATGAACAGGAGAAGCCACAAATGGTTTCATCGACATAGTATGACCCCTGTTTCGCTGCTCTGAAACTTTTCCGAAGCAGCGTTATTCGTTTCCCTCCGTGGCCGAACTATCCTTGATCATGCGTAATGCGATCTGTGCAGCAAGGGGCAAGAAGTAAAACTCATCAACAACAGTTTCAATTTTAACGTCGTTGCCTTCTGCGTCAGTTAGCCCGGAGAATGATTTAACATAACTCGGAATTGTTTCAATCAACAATTCGAGAATCTCATTAATCACTTCCTGGTTTGTATCGTCGCCTTCCAGTGCCTTCATTAAAGGCAACACCTTCAGCATGTCAGCCCGTTTCAGCCGGGAATAAGTGACCTTGATTGAATCACCTTGGAATTCAAACTCTTGTTTCACCAGTGGTGTAAAATTGCTCATTGAGCTATCTCCTTTAGATATTTTCGCGGGTATTCGTGAGAGTGATTTCTATGGACGTTCCAGAACCAGTATGGTAGTCTGCTTTGCCTGAGAATGCTACCATCAACTCAGCGGGATCGCTGAATTCAACCGGATAGGCCAGATACTTAAATGCTGGGACGTCAATACCTAACACATCATAATAGCCGGAACGAATCTCAACAGTTCCATTCATCGTCATCTTGAACTCTTGGGCTGTGCTGGCAAGGAACAAATCATATTCAGTTTGGTCAGTAAACTTCACTGTGCCGTTGATTCTGATTTGACGTTTCGCATCACGTTTAACCCGGGCTGGATCTTTGGATGTTTTCAGCGTCCAACGCGGTGTTGCCTGCTCATCAATGATAACAGTAACATCAGCAAACTCAGTATTAGCACTACCACCAAGCTCAATCGAGGTAACATCCCAAGTCCATTTCTTACCAATAGCTGCTGTTAGCGTTTGGCTGGCTACCTTGGTTCCAACAACGCCGCCCGTAAGCGCGAGCGCGGCTGTAAGGAACTCACCGTTGGCTACAGCTATCTCTAGCCGGGTTGCTACCAGATCTTGATATACCGGCACCTGACCACCATCTGCTAGATTCTTGTGCATCGTTATTGGCTGACCAATAACGTTAGTATCAAAGTCAGACGTTCGTGGTTGAAACGTGTGATCCCAGAATTCACCCAAAGCGGTTGAATTGGAAACAGTTGTATCACTACCACAGATTGCCTTAAGCATAAAGCCCAAAGTCTCTGGTTGTGATTCATTAGAGATGGTTCCAGCTACATTCCGCGCCCCGGAATAAGCCTCACCCTCATCAAACCTGCCTTCCATATTAAGACTTAGCAACTCAGGCACATCAGGCGTGACTGCCTCACTAAGAAATGGCATGGTGTAAAATGAACCAATATCTGTTACAGCGTCACCATGACTATTTTGGAATGCAAGACCTACTTTTGCATTTTGACCATATGGCATTTCAATTACTCCTATTTAACTTCACTTGACACTTCTGCTGTAAAGGTTATCAGCGCACCTTGAAAATACATTGATTTACGATCATCTTCAATGTATGTGTAATCAATTTCTATATTCGAGAAAAAATCAATATGCGTTCTTGGGATCTGAACAACCCGATCCAATACATCTTTGACTGTTTTCTCTAAAGCATCCTCAGTATCCGCCCCGGACGATAACGCCGAGCGTTGAACCAAGACTACAAAATCAATATCACCTTCATAATTATTCGGTGATACACCAAGATTCCTCGGGTCATAATCAATTCGTTTACGGTAAATTCCTATCCATCCATTAACTGCCCGAGAAGCATCCTCATTAACAAATTCACTCCTCTCAACCGTAACACCATCAAGGTTAGTATCAGACTCTAACCAGTCTTTCAATTGGATCATTATTGTGGCAACATTGATCATCGGATAATCCTCACAATCCAGCGATCATAAATTCTGATTATGCCTCTTTCTACTGACTTGTCGCTTGCTAACGGCAACATTCTACGTGCCGGAATATTCTTGCGTGGCAATCCTAGTTCATGGGTTATTGAATAACTCAAATCAGAACCAATTCCTGCTTCTCTGCGACTAGAGAAAGGGCTGAATGATGATCGAAGCCTGCCTGTATCTTGAAGCAATTTCGCATTCTTATCTATGCCTCCAGCAGTAATTCTACCGCCATGTTTAAACGGCAACCAACCATGAACCTTTCCCCCTTCAGTCTTAAAATTGTTATTCAACCAACGCATCAACCAAATTGATACTTCACGATTGGCGCGTGTAGGGTTCTTAACCTTGCGTATTATTTCACGCAGCTTCTTTTGGGCTGGCTTAGAGCCTCCTCTAATTGGTGTGACTTTAAGTATCACAATCTAGCATCCTGTGAAGCATCCATCTGGTCAGAATCAACACGCCAGTTAATAGGATCATCAATACCAAAGGCACTATGATAGCTTTGGGTACTGCTGTAAATGCCGCTATTCTTTCGTGCCCCGGTTACTAAGGTGCCGTCATCTAAGATCATTTCCATTTGATCTTTCTTAAGCATCCTGATTGTGCCGTAATAGGAACTGTAAACAGCAACAGCATCCTCCAGCTTAAACCGAGCAGCCATCCAGTATGTATAATCAATAGCCAAATTCTTAACGGTCATATTGTTATTCGAGAATGGCACCGTGTACTTACTCGCCAATAATCCTTCAGTCATCGCTTCAGCATAAACAATATATGTGGAGGAAACTTCATCAGCACCACCGACAGTATTCAATACCGGGTAACGGTCAATAACATCTTCCCAATCAATATATCTGCCCATGTCAATCTACCTCACTCAATACTGCTTTAAAGCGTTTGCGGCGCTTATAGGCTTTCGCTGAGATCGTCGCATCCCATTGGCTTACGTAATACCCGGGAGTGTCAACAGACGTCATGTAATAATAATGGCCATTTCCAGAGTCTACAGCAGCACCACTACTGATAATGGTTTCTGATCCATTAACTATTGAGGCGACGATTGGGCTAGCAGCTGCGCCGCTGTTTACAAATGTCTGCTTAAAAGTATCACCAACTAAAACTCGTTTCAAATCACTCATGATGAACCTGCTTCATGTTTAGTGTCTAGGTCAATCTTAAATTCTTCAACGTCGTGATCAATGTGCAACGTTGATATTTCGTGATCCACCGCCAGTGTCTCAAGTCCAGCCGTTATTATAGGGTTAAGGATCTCAGTAATATACAGAGCAATGACGCTGTCTATAACATCTGTGCTATCAAACAACTCCCGGTAGCGTAACCGCAGAGCCAACAGCTGATCTGTTGTTTCTAGCGCGTCTGTTAGCTGCCTTGTCCTGTATAAATTATATTCAACTCTCGGACGCAGAATCTCAAAGTCATCACCAACGTCCCAAAGATTTTCAGTACCACCAGCCAATGTTCCATATACTTCCAATAAATTATTAGATGTGATACTGGCTTCTGAACCGTCCGTCAGGTTTTTGACTCTATAACCTTTCAAGACATCAGTTAACGGGAAAAATGGAGGATTATTGTCTCTTAAAAATGCATTATTATTTGTTGAATCATGCTGACCTGTGAAGACAATTTCATCAGTATCTGTTACATCAAGCTCATCCAGATCCTCCTGCATCCGTACCCGGTAACGAGATAAGGAATCAACAATGCCTGTAATAGAGTCAGTCAGCAACCTATCTCGATTGCGACGCATTACCAATAAGTCACTAACAGTAAGGTCATCCAATAAAGTCTTACTGGTAATACCAAGAGCAGTTATTATGACGTTATCAGAAACATTCAAGGCATCAGCATACAACCGGATACGTTCGCGCAGTTCTATACTAAAGTCAATAACAGAAAGATTGTCGGACAATGTTACTGGATAGATCACACTGCCCGGGGGCACATAGGTCGCTGTAGCACTGTCTGTAACGTCAACCGCGTTGAGGATCGCCCGGATACGCTCGCGTAACTCTATGCTGGAGTCTGTGACTGTTGTGTCTAGGTCTTGGAGTATGCGGTTGTAGGTTACGCTGCCCGGAGGTATGTAATCAGCAATGACTGAATCAACAACTGCAAACGCCTCAGCCAATATCCGGTTGCGCTCCCGGAGTTCAATAGTATCATCCGTAACAACAGCATTGCTTAGTAGCGTTCTGACCCTTTCTGTTATTGCGATCTGGAAGTCTATCGCTGCTAGGGAATCAATTAATGCACGGTTGCGATGTCTCGTCGCATAAACACTCGGTCGTACTACCTCATAATTATCCCCAATGTCCCAAAGGTTCTCAATGCCACCACTCAAAGGGGCAGTTACATTGTTGCTGGTGTTTGTTGTAACAAAACCTTCAGAACCATCAGTCAGGTTCCGTACTAAATGCCCAACGAGAGAGTCAACTTCACCAAATGGGGCGGCGGAATCAACCAAACCGGCGGCATCATTAAAATCAGTGTGCGCACCAGATAACACCACCTCATCGTGATCTGTTGTTTCGAGGTTATCTGCTAAGGCTCGCGACAATTCTCTTAAAGGAATGATCAGATCAGTTACAGCAACAGCATCCGATAATGTGCGACTGGTTACGCCAGTGCTTTGCGCGGCTATGCTATCTAATAGAACAATTGTGTCTAAAAGGTTCCGGGCGCGTTGCCGGAGGATAACAGCAGCATCAATCACCGCCACAGAGTCTGCTAACGTTCTGTTGGATACGGCGTAACTGTTCCTAGAATCTGTGACTGCTAGGCTGTCTAACAGCTGTCTAGCACGCTCCCGCTCCGGCGCTAGGCTATCGGTAGCGGCGGCTGTGTCTAGGGCTTCCCGGATACGCTCGCGTAGCGCGGTGAGCGCGTCGGTTACTTCTAGCGTGTCGGTCTTGGTGACGTTGTTTATTACATCACCACCACCAGCAACGTAAGTAGCAGTAACATCATCAGTCAATGCGACAACGTTATTGAGTATCTCAACCTCGTGCTTGCGGAGTGCGCCGAGGTTTTCTTGAATCTCTACATTATCAATCGCCGCCCGGATACGCTCACGCAATGGTATGATAGTGTCAGCATCAACACCACCGTATTGGTTGATGCTGGTGATTAAGGCATTATCCTCTAGTGGTTCGCCGTAAGTATCTGAGACAAAGATATTATCAAGGGCATAATCACCATTTTGTGTGGAACCGTGATTACCCCAAACTATGCGATCAAGGTCAACTTGCAACGGGTAATGATTAGTGTTGACTGCTAGGTCTTCACCCGTATCAAGCAAACTCATATTCGTGTCATAAACTTCAATACGAAGATAACCGTTCGCCTGACTCCAACGCGGAAGAATAAAATACCAGTTGCCTGACGCGGCATTAACTGTTGTAGTTCCCGCGCCAGTATTTCCTTGTCCAGAACGGCGAACACGAACTTCAAACTCACCGTCACCATCACCTGTTCCATATAGCAATCCGACTCTGATGTAGTTCGATGAGTTTCCTGTGTCCTCCAACCTGAACATCGTTTTGTCATTGCCAGGGAAGGCACTCATATAGAACCAAAAACCAGAACACCCATCAATCAAACCGATGTCACTCGCTACATCAAAATGGTAATAATCAGCAGGAGTCGGACAGTCCATGCTGTTAGAGCCAATTTTAACTTGAGCATTGTTAATCGCAGCCGTACTATTTACTGTCGGTGTCGAGTCTCCTGCTGAATAGTCGTCGCTATCAAACGTCGTTGATTCACAAGTCCAGTAGAAAAGGATGTTATCTGAATTAGCAGAACCGAAAGGAATGTTATCTAATGCTAACCGTTGCCTTTCAGCAATAGCTATAGCTGTATCAGTTGGGGAAACTGCTGCCCCGCCATACTCACTAAAGCTAGTTATAGCCAGATTGTCTTCCAGCGGCTCATCATAAGAATTAGAAACAAGCACATTGTCAATATAAAGGTCAGGCCAACCTGCACCAGCATCCCCAACTCTCAGCCGGTCAATGTCGGCCATAACAGGAAAATAATTAGAATTGATCCCAAGGTCTTCAACTGGTGTGCCTTGTAGATCACCATTAGCATCATAAATCTCTAGCCTCATATCACCAGCAGACTTATTCCACCTAGCTACAATCCCATACCAGTTCCCCGTGGTTAGGTTTGCGTCAGTGGTTGTAATAGCATTACTGCCAGCACCATCAGTTGATAGTTCAAGTTTTATTTCATCAGGATCAACTAGGGTAATGTAGACGTAGTTGCCACCAACGTCTGCATCATCAATTCTAATTACTAATGACTGATCCCATGTCGCAAGGTATATAGAACACGCGAATGACCCTTCTTCGGCATAAATATCAGAGGCAACATCAAACTGATAGTTTTCACCAATATTGTTTATTCGCACTGAATTTGTGCCAGCCCTTGCGTAAGTGGAGCTTATTTCTGGAGCACCATTAGCAGTCGCAGTTGTATCACCTGCTGAATAATCACCACCACCAAGTGTTGTAGATTCACAAGTCCAGAAGAAAGTAATGTTAGAACTGTCGCCTGCTTCTGCTAGTAATCGCCGCCTTTCAGTGATGGCTGTGATTGCGTCGATTGTTGCTAGGGCATCCGACAACACTTCATTATTAATTGTGCTGCCTGAACCAACATAAGTAGCAATAGCATTATCAATCACCAAGGCCTGACTCAATAGCACCCTGTCCCGGAGTCTTAATTCAATGCTACTGTCTGTGGCTGCTAGGTTAGACAACGCCACCCGGATGCGTTCGCGTAATGCTATGAGCGTGTCGGCTGACCCCGTTGTGCCATCACTCCAATCGTCAAATGGGAACACAACGGAATTGACATTGGGATGAAAGAAACCGGGGTCGCCGCCTGATAGCGGCGTAAGGTCTTCCCACCTAATTCTTTCAGTTCCATCCACATCAACAACAATGTCGTCGCCGTCAATATAAATCTTTAATGTGATGTCACTTGTGCGATCAATTGACAGGCCACCTTGACCAGCCCGCCAATTTTCTGCGCTCCCGTCATCCTCTCTTAAGTTGACGGCATCGAAAATATCACCAGTCAAGCCAGTGAAATATGCCCAATACCCACGGCGAGCCGAAGTTGCTTGGACACACACGCCAAGGTGCGAATCGGCGTGGTCGGATGCCCTTATTATTACTTCAGAGGAATTAACATCAGTACTGGCCGTGTACCTTGCTCCCGCCCAAGTAAATGTACCGGTTGACTGACATTGATTACTTTGTACCTCAAAGCCCCCAACAGCATACCTGTCCGTGGTGCCGGTCTGACCAATGCTTGCCCAATTAGAGTCGTGAGTGGCGAGTGCAACCCCATTAGTGTCGGTGAAGTCATCGGAGTTGCCTGACCCAGCAAAAGAGATTGAATCAGCTTGCTCTTTTACAACTAAGCGGAATTTATCAATTATATCCGTCAGTTCAGCAGTGTCTAGGCTTTCCCGGTCGCGCTCGCGTAACATTAACGATAAATCAGTAGCATCCAGCGTGCTTAAATATTCACGGTCACGCTCGCGCAACACAGTATCAGCCGGGTCAGTAACCGCCACACTGTCTAGGTCTTGTAAGGTGACATTATTAATTGTGCCGGATGGGGCTGGATGAATAGCAAGGAGGATTGACGTTTGCCCATCACCTGTTGCCCAAGTAAACACATCAGGGTCATCTGACGAGGCATTGAGATCCTTATCACCATACGACAGACCAGCACCACCTGAACCAGATCCTTGTATGTATCCATCTTGTGCTTGATAGCCTGTAGGCGCACTAGTCCATGTTCGATTCCGGTCAGCAGTATTAAGGGCAAGCCACAAGTAATCTGCAGCTACCCCGGGATCACAAATAGCAACTGCTACAGTGGTGGCTGCAGATACTGTCGTTGTAACTGCGCCTTCAGTAATCGGAGTCCCATCAACATCAACACCACTAATACGCCAGATTCGACAAGAACCACCTTCATTAGAGCCAATACCAACAGTCAGTGTATCAGAGCCAACTGCTTTTTTCCAAGCCAGCCCCATCGTGTGAGAGCCATCACTAGCCCCAGCACCATCCTGCAGCTTAGTCCAACCACCAGTAAATGTTATGGTTTCATCACCACCATCAGTAGACACCAGAGCAATAAGAAGGTCACCAGCCACGATACCAGAAGGCATCGTTTGTGCACCCCAGTTTGTACCTGATTGACCAGAGTTATCAGCAGAGGATTCAATTACTGGGAATGTCATTACCAAGCCCCGGGATATTGGTCTGTATCTGTTGCTGTGAACCTGCGCCGGAGAACTTGCTCTATTGGGCCATCAGCTGCTGCATGTTTGACCTCGATTAAAAATTGCCCGTTGTTGCCGAACGACGGCACTGTGATGTCAAGGGCATTGTCGTTAATCCTGTAACCCGGCTCAATCCACATATAAGTCTCATGTGCTGTCTCCTCAGTCCAATCAGCTTCCCACGTAGCACTGGCGACGGCACCAATTCCTGCATACATAGCAAGTCCCATGCTATCTGCACTTGCAAATGCCGCAACAGCCGTATCAAGGGTTCTGTTGTCGTAACCACCATCCCAGTCATAAGTTCCAAGTGCATTAGCAACAGACCCGCTTGCATCCACATTACTAAGCTCAAGAAAATATGCCGCTATGTTCCACCAGTAGCCACCAATGGCAATGGCGACGGTACCTGAACTTGGAGAACTACCCGTAAGACATGCCCATAGCGACTGCTGACCAGAACCCCAGTCTTGAGGGGTGATAATTTCTACCCAAGCACCGCCACCATCATGTCCCGTAATGCCGCTCATCGAGTTCCCGCCCGACGCATTAACCATAGCTATAAGCATCGAATCTGCGGCAGGCGTAAATGACCCAGTGACAAGATCACTTGTGCTTTGGTGGCCGCTGTCGCTACCTCTATTTGTTACTACGATTGTCACTTAATCTGACCCCGCAATTAAATCATCAACTCGATAATTTGGGGTTGGTCTTCTGGATGCTCGGTTATTCCACGGCAAGAAACCGGGTCTGTACTTTTCCCAGTGGTCTGCCAGATTCTCAAACCGATGATAGATATTCGGTATATCGCCTACATGCCTAGTCTGGAGTCGCCAGTGACCGTTCGCCTCGATTTCCGGGTCGAGAATGTGGTCTACAAATATCTCCCACGAATCGATTGGGGCATTACAGTGGTGCAGTTTCCCAGAGTATTCAAAGTTCCAATACATGAACGAGTAGCAGGATTTCAGTCGCTCTAGCGGGTTACGGATAAAGGCAACCCGGCGAGTAACTGCCAGCAGTCGTGGATCGTCGTTCTTAACGACATCAAAGGATAGGCCAAGCCAATCTCTAAACGTCTGAATCCCTGCCTTTGGGATCTGGGCAACA